TCCCCCCTCCTCTACCTCCTGCTCCCCCCACCGACCCAACCCCTGCCTCTGGTCACAATACGGATTTACGTTTTACAGTTGACCGTGGTGTTGTGTTTGGGTCCGTTTCCTTGATTCTTAAGGAATGGCTGCTTTCGGGTTCACACTCTGTCGTTGTCAATAAATGTTTATGGATTTCTCTGTTTCTCTTTCTCACTATTTCTCGCCGATTTGGAATTCACAAGTTGTTGGTCCCTTTTTCGTTCCTATTCATCTTCCTTTATATGGTTCGCTGCCTGACTGTGCGAGAAGTCCAGAAATGGACTGTCCCGCTTGCGCGCAGAGGAGGTGTTATTGGTGAGGATTCTAGAGCTGACGCTGCTCGTCAGAACAATTTAAAATATTCTTCCGATATTCAACATTGTCGTCGTGAGGTCACTTCTTACATTCATGTCTTTGGATTTCGTACAGGCTTTAGTGCATCAACGTTTTCCACTGTACCCTATTGCGCTAATCTTTTGGGCCATATTATGGCCCCACAGATTTTTGTCCCATCTTTGACTGTTACTCAATTTGAACAGCGCGCTGAACGCGCTTCGTGGCCTATCCCAATAAATGTTCATATGGATGATCAATTGCTTCATGAAATCCATCCTAACACAGTCATGATTGCCAGCCGATTCTTCCAGTCCTCTCTGCAAAAGAAGGGCTAGAATGGATTATGGCCAAAATTTTTGAGTCGGCCAGCGAGGCACATAGCCGTCTTGTTCGGAGCAGAGATAGATGAAGTTCCAAATTCATTACCAATTTCTCCTGTTAAAGATAGCGTCAAGATTAGCAAAGTTCGCGACACCGATTCACGTCGTGCTCCAGTCGCTGTTAGTCTTGGCCCCTGTCTTCAACAGGCATCTATGATCCGAATGGCACCCACTGCAAAGACGGCTCTCGCTGGCACTCTTAAGAGGTTTGCCACCAAACCTCCAAAAGCGCAAAAAGAAATGATCAGAGGATTAAAAGATTTCGTCAGACATTGGCTAGAGACAAATCTGACACCATTACCCTCGTCCACGGATGTTACAGTGGAGACCTGGTTGTCTAAAACAAACTACCCGGATTGGCGTAAGCAAGAGCTTCGCAAAATTTATGAAGAAGGAAAGATCCGTTCGGATCACAATTGGACCAAGGTTAAGAGTTTTATTAAAGATGAATCATACCCCGATTACAAACACGC